CTTAGTTGCAGATACAAGTCCACAGCTAGGTGGTGACTTGCAAAGTGCTGGCCATAATATTACTTTAGGAGATAGTGGTAGCATATCAGATGATAGATTAGTATTAGGAGCTGGCTCAGATTTACAAATTTATCACGATGGAAGCAACAGTTATGTGTCAGATGCTGGAACTGGAAATTTAATAATTGCTGGATCAGCAGTAAATATATTAAATGCTGCTGCTAACGAAAGCATGCTACGTTGTACTGAAAACGGAGCTGTAGAACTTTGGTATGACAACAGTAAAAAGCTAGAAACTGCTAGTGATCGAGTAAATATTACTGGTCACATGATTGCAACTGGTACTCTTAAAGGTTCAAAATTAAGTGTTGACGATAATAATAAAGCTACATTCGGAAATGGTGATGACTTACAAATTTATCACGATGCAACGAATAGCATTATCTTGAACAATAACGGTCACTTAAAATTAAGAGCTAATACTGTTCACCTTAATAACAACGCTGACAACGAGACAATGGCGTTGTTCACTGCTGATGGAGCGGTTGAACTTTTCCACAACAACAGTAAAAAGTTTGAGACTACAAGTGGTGGTTGTACAGTTACTGGTGATCTACTTATAACTGATGACCTAACTGTTCAAGATAATTTACTCATGGGTGATACTGATAAAATTGCCATGGGAGATAGCTCAGATTTTGAAATTCATCACGATGGTTCAAATAGCTACATTAGCAATGCTACTGGCGATATAATAATAGAAAACTCTGGTACTAACACATCAAATCAACTTAGGTTTAGAGCTAGAACTGGCGAAGAAAGTATAGTTGCACATGGTAACGCACAAGTAGAGCTATATTATGACAACACAAAGAGATTTGAAACTCAAAGTAGTGGAGCACAAGTAAATGGCACGTTAACAGTTGACGGTAATTTAAGTGCTTATTCAGCTAATAATAATTCACTAGGTTTACATGGTCATAGATGGAATGATATATTTATTAAAGCTAGTGTTGATTTAGCTGATAGCGGTCAAATAAGACTTGGAGATAGTGATGATCTAAAACTTTATCATAACGGATCTCATTCTTACATCGAGCATGGTGGTACTGGTCATCTTTTTATAGGCCCTACAAGTAGTGCGTCTAGTGCAAATATTTACTTAATGACTAATAGCACTTCTAGATGGAGAGTATTAGATAGTGGTCATTTTATACCATTCAATAATAACACTTATGATATAGGTACATCATCTAACAGAGTTAGAAATATATACACCAATGACCTTCACTTATCTAACGAAGGTTCATCTAATGACATGGATGGTAGCTGGGGTGACTGGACAATACAAGAAGGAGAATCAGACTTGTTCTTAAAAAATAACCGTTCTGGTAAGAAGTACAAATTTAATTTAACGGAGGTATCATAATGGGTATATATTGGGCTAATAACTCATCGGTTAAGCAAGCAAGGCCAGCTGGTAATCTTATTCTTAGTTCAACAAATATAGATGCTGGGAATACAAGTGCCTATCTTTTTTCAGGTATACCATCTGATGCCGCAGTAGTTACTATGATTTTTAAAGATTTCAGTTGTTCTGGTAACTCTAGTGGTAGTCGCTTACACATGAGAGTAGGTAACGGTTCTGTTGACAGTAGTTCAAAATACAGTTGGTGTTGTGATAATAGATATAGCAGCACTGGACAGACAGAAGGCTCTAGAAATAACGACCAGTTTAGAGTTTTACATTCTACTCATACCTCTCACGGTCATATTGAAAATGGTTTCATACGTCTTACTAGAGCTACGACTGGTTCTGCTAGTAGTGCAGGTGGTTGGTTTATTCATGCTGTTTTTGGCGATCACGAAAATGATGTTATTTTCAACACTATGGGTCGGTATCAAAGTGCTGGCCCTATAGACAGAGTTTACATCTGGAATCCTAGTGGTGTAAACTTTGACGAAAACTGCTTTGTACATGTATCTTATGAAACAGGAGATGGTCACAACTAATGAAAGAAACAATAATTAACCTTAGAACAGGTGAGCAAGTAATTCAAGATATGTCAGCAGAAATGGTAGCTGAAATAGAAAACTATAAAAAGAATATTGCACCTGTTGAAGGAATGAAAGCTCTAAGACGTGAGCGTAATCAAAGACTACAAGAAACAGACTGGATGCTTTTTTCAGATACGTCACCTATGACAGATGCTTGGAAAACTTATAGGCAACAGCTTAGAGACTTACCGGCTACTGCTGACGTTACAAATGTAGAATGGCCAACTAAACCAGAATAAAATGACATTAACACAAATAAATAAGGCTGGTTTAGATGAGATAGCTCTAGATCATGTCTTTACAATAGGTGCTAGCGGTTCTAGTGCCTACACATTTCAAGGAGAAGGGTTGAATGGCACTGTCAACAACCCTACCCTTTACCTTACAAGAGGTAAAACGTATAGATTTGAAAATGGCTCAGGCGGTCATCCTATACGTATACAAAGCACATCTGGAGCAAGCGGTACTGCATACAACACTGGCGTAACTAACAACGCTGGTAGTGGTACAGTTATTGTAGAAGTACAACATGATGCTCCTGATGTTCTATACTATCAGTGTACCAGTCATGCAGCCATGAACGGTATACTATATATTACTGGTGCACTTGCAGACGGTGGTGTAACTTCAGCAAAGCTTGCTAACGATGCAGTTATACAAAGTAAAATTGCTGCTGGTGCAGTTAATACAACTGAACTTGCAGACAATGCAGTTGATAGTTCAAAATTAGCTAGTAACTCTGTAACAGCAACTCAAATAGCAAGCAATGCTGTTACTTCTAACAAAATTGATTCTGGAGCAATTACCAATACTCACATAGGTACTGGAGCTATAAACGCTGACAGGCTTACAGATGCAACAGTAACACTAGCAAAACTAGAACACGGCACATCATCTAACGATGGTAAGTTCTTACGTGCAAACAACGGAGCAGACCCTACGTTTGAGTCGTTACCCTCTAGCGGAGCAACCTTATCAGGTTCAACTAATAATACAGTTGTGACTGTTACAGGTTCTAACGCCATGCAAGGCGAAGCTAATCTTACTTTTGACGGAAATCAATTAAAGATATCCCATACTTCTCCAGAAATAAATCTTTACGATACTACTAATAATACGAACTGTTATGTTTTTTCTGATGATAATGGTTCATTAAGAATACAAGCAGATCAAAATAGTAGTGCTTCTGATACTAGGGTAAGAATACAAACTGATGGAACTGAAAGAGTTTCTATAGATGAACATTTAAAAATTTTAGATGGCAACTTAATAATAGGAACAAGTGGTCACGGTATTGACTTTAGTGTTACTGGCAACGGTGGTGCTACAATGCAAAATGAACTTCTTGACGACTATGAAGAAGGCACATTTACTCCAACACTAAGAGGTAATAATACTAACTCTAGTCCTGAAATTTCAGGAAGTGGTAAGTACACAAAAGTAGGTAGATTAGTTCATGTTTGGATCTCTTTTCAAAACAAAAACCAAACATATCTACCTAGTGGAGAGTATATACAAGTACATGGATTACCATATACTATTGGAGGAGGAACTCAAGTTGCACCTGTTGGTATGAATTATAAAATAGGATTTTCTACAAATTATCAATACTATTGGTTTTTACCAAGTGGTGGCACACTAATATGGGGTTATTATAACGTTAACGCTGCTGCATATCAAGCTTGGGGAACAGACCAATGGAAATCGGCGGGTAATATTTATCACGAAAATAATTTTGTATACATGATAGACTAAATTATGGCATTAACAGAATCAATAGAATACGACAAAATAGAAGTTGTCGGTCAATACAAAACGGTGCAAGTCCGCAAAGCAACAGTCATTAAAAAAGATGGCAATGAAATTTCAAGATCTTTTCACAGATATGTGTTAGAACCAGATATGGATTTAAGTCAAAGATCAGAACCAAACGAGGTCGTTGCAATATGTAACGCAGTCTGGACACAAGAGGTGAAAGACGCATGGAAGGCTTACCAAGAATCGAGCTCCCTCCCACAGTAAAAATACAAACCCCGTCATTACCTCTCCCTACAGCTGATGTTCCCTCATATCAACCTTTGGTCGTACCTCCGCAAGATTTACGAAGACCCGAAGGTACAAAGGAGGTGCAAACAGAAGAAAACCCACCCCCAAAAATACACTTTCCACCCTTACCTAGTATCACTTTACCATCGCAAGAAGTCC